GCAACCACCGTTCTCACATACTTCACATACCATTGTTATCCTCCTGTTGAATAGAATCCACTGCCATTAAACTTGACAGGTGGTGCACTGTACACCCTTACCATTGGCTCATTGCAACTGTCGCAGTAAGGTACGATTTCATCATCGGTCATACCCCTACTGATTGTAACAATGCTTGAGTCAACTTCACATTTGTATTCATAACTGGACATATTGCCACTCGCTTCCATCAGTTGTGTAGATACCGCTACAGGTTCTGCATGTATAAGTATTGTTACTCCAACTGTAGTTAGGTCTACATGGGTGACCTGCTAATAAATCCCATCCAATTAACGTAAGTAGTTGAGGTGAGCGCAGACCCACGCTTGCTGGTGTGTTAATCAGTACTGCTGATTGAAACCAACCATTAACATTAGGGAAGATGACAGAGTGTTCTGTAACCCCATTGTTAGAATTAGACCTGTATGCTATCTCATTAGCAGGTGGCATAACTCTCGCAGGGGCTCTGAATGGGTGCTGTTGAGGTGTACCTGCCTCGCGATAAGACTCTCGTGCACGCTGAAATATTTGTGAGTCAAAGTCTAATAACCCACGCATTTCCATCTCACGTTCACGCTTCTTTATTACTTGGTGCAAGAACTCAGCCATCTGTTACCTCCTCGCTTGGACTGGGAGCTGTGGCCAAGGTGCCACATACTACACATTCCATTGTCTCTGTAAACCACATACCTATATTCCCCTCTTCATCGAACATTACCTTGACTAGCCATAACTGCGAGCCACAAGGACATACCGTGGTTGGTTCACCACGAATGTCCATTGACTCTGAATAGTCATGACTAATATTATCTATGTGTTCACTCATTAGTAGTTACCATTCCTTTTCCAATGTTGCCATGCGTCACATGGTGTGCCGTATCTGTAGTAAATATAATCCAGCCCACGCTCTATCTGTCGTGGTGCTGGTGTGTCAGGGTCAAGCCCCAACAGTTGTGGAATCCCACCCGCGTTCTTCCCCATTACACGGATAGGATTGAAAGCTTCAGGATTCCATGCGGATTCCTTGCCCCACAATCTGTTGAGACATGACCATTGGTCATCTTGCCACTCGCTGAGTTTATCTCTAGCGTATGCCTTGCTATCTTCCTTACTCCAAATGACTTGCACGACTTTGTCTGTTGTGTTCGTGGCTGTCTTTGAGTTGTCGGCTAATAGCAGGGCTACCACTACGAGCAGTAAGAATGTTAGTGACTTCATTACATTGTCGTCCTTACTCTTTGTGCAAAGTTAATCATAGACCTGCGATTGTTCCATGTCAATGAAACATCTGCAAGTAGGACGCGCTCACCTGGTAGGCTACCGCCCCAAATACCATTATCTAAGTTCTCTCTTTTCATACCCTCGTTAAAGCATTCAGCCTTAGCAGGGCATGCATTACAGATAGTCAATGCAGTCTTTACATTAGCAATACGCTGTTTGTATTCTGCGGTATCCACATTGGTATGTGAATGCTCTCCGTCGCTGTCGATAGACTCGCTGAACCATAGGTCAGGGTTCTCATGACCTGTGCATAGACCTTGCATTGTATCTCCTATCTCTCTAGTGCTATCTCTATCATCTCGTCGAATTCTTCGTCGAGTTCTTCGTCATCATCATACCCTAATGCTATGTCGTCGTCAAGTGGTGGCTCGTAACTCATGTTATCTCCTTAGTGTAGTGATGGTTGGTAGATAGGTACTACAGTAGCATTGACCAACTTGCTGCCGAATGCCGTTGCTTCTTGAATGCTAGCAAACACGCCGTATAGTATGCGTTCACTATCTACTGTAGTTAGCGTAACAAATCCAACAGGTGGCTGTTCGCTACTGTATTCAAATCCTTCTACTGTTACTGTACTCATAGTGTGTCCTCTCTGTTAAGTTTAAGGTGAGTAGTTTCAAGTCATACTCAGGACAGAGTGTTAGGGTTGAAAGATTACATCTACATAACCGTTTAAGCGGTAGTCTGTAGCAAGTAATCCTTTCTTACCTGTAAGGTGCTTGAATGTGCCGTCTCCCATTGAGACCCACATTGACTTAGCCTTGAAGCGGTTCTGCACTTCTTTAGCCTTTAGGATAGTACCCTTAGGTACGAAATCTGACGAAGCTGCAGACTCAATGTTAGCCTCTAGTTCGTCAGCGATGATACGAATTTCCTCAACTAAGTTGAAGAGATTTGTGGTTGTGGACATTTGTTACCTCTCGTGTTGGTGTTACTCTGCATACACTTTGTATACAGAATTTTAGTATGCGAACAAGTCGTAGTCTTTACGAGTTGTCCACTTGCTAGTGCTTGGAGTGTAGCACATACAGTTATGCACTACATCTGAGCAATCGAAGCATAGCGTACATGTTGGGCAGTAGTACGGATTATCATTGAGGCTTACCGTTTCCATGCAGTACGGACATAATTCCTGCAGCTCTGAGTCATCTAAGACTTCAGCAACATCTGCCCATTTCGACATGTCGTACTCATTATAGGTGGTGAGTACTACTGGCTTGGCATAGACAGTACGCTTGTGACTCTGATTAGACCACCAAATACCTTCGTTATCCCATGTGCCTAAGTTCTCATTGACTAGGTACATAGGATACTTGGCGGTGGTACTGGTCGTGAGTATGGCAATCTTGTTACCACTAGCCCACTTGGAAATCATGAGCCAAATAGTATCATCATCTAGTGCATTGACACCACCTAGTTTAGGTAGCGTGTCCTCTGCAAAGACTCGTGTGTCTGAACGGCGGTCGCCGTGCGGGATAGCAACATCTAACACACCATTGTGTGCTAGGTATGTGCCTTCATCATCACCTACTTGGAATGGGTGACAATTCTGTTCGTTCTTTACACCATGTGTGGCGTATCGTGCATGCCACATGGCATAGCCGTTAGGATACTGCTCTCGCAGCTCCATGAAACGCTTGATAGATTTCTTTGCAGACATACTGCGCTCTGAGATAATCTTATCACCAGCGTGTATTGCGAAGCCAAAGCCATGCGGATTAGCGCAAGCACCAGCGTGCAAATCTGATTTACTTGGTGTGGAGTTTGGCTCACACACTACGAGTATGCACATAGTATCCTCTCTATGCTTCCATTAGTTGTCGGTTGGTTATACTTGTGCTTGCAATCTTAGGCAAGCGCGTGTATAGGTCAGGGTATAGTCCATTGTTATCTCTGACATAATCAGCGAACCAATCCCATGTGAGTGCGCCCAGTTTTACATCATCTAAGCGTAACTCTCTCGTGTATTCGACTATTGCTTGTGTCAGGTCAAGCGCGGATAGCACCCCGCTAGGGTTCATAGTACCCCTAAAGAAGCGCAGCTCCAGCGTATCCCTGTTCTGTGTATTGACCGCAGAGTATCTCTCTGAGGAGTTGCGTTGTGGATTTCCTGTCTTGTGCTTGAAGGACATGACTGGCTTGTCATACTCATCAAACTTATAGCAATCATTGAAGCGTGCGAAGTCGGTCTTACGACCTGCAAACTTCATCATCATCTCACTATTGTGATAGATGAAAGCAATAAAGCGGTGCGTGTGTGCCCCACTATTGAACCCTGCACGACTCACATGAATGTGCAGTCCGCAAGTCGTGGTATCCCATGACCTAGCGTAGTGGTCTGTACGCAGTTTATCTATGGTAGCCCATAGTAACTTAGAGTTATCTCTGTACTCTGTATGAGAGTGTGGTTGAGTAACTAATTCGAAGCCTGAGTATCCGTCTCGACCTATACTAGCGTCAGATTTAAGGATAGCGATAGGGTCGAGTGCAGTAGAAGCAAATCGTGCAGCTTCCTGCAACTCATCATTGGTACTTCTAATCTCCATCTCTAACTCGAAGCCCATGTAAACACCTTTTCTGGAGTGACCCTTGAAGGTGAGATTAGGCTTGCATGAATAGTTATGGATAAAGCCACGACAACCGCAAGGCTGGCGTACGCTACCGCTACCACCACTACACTCGCACTCGTTACCGTTCATGCGATACTCGTCACAGTCCTCGCAATAGTAACACTCTGACTCATAGCATGACTCGCAGTAAGTACTATCCTCTACATAGTAGTTAGACCAGTAGTCGGGATAAGACTCGCTACAACCTTCGCAGTAGAATGTATTGTTCTCATAGCATGGAGTACACCATAGACCACGACCGACTGCGTGAGTGTCGTCTCTGTGTGTAGTAGTCGAGCAATTCTCACAATGCATGGCACACTCTGAGCAATAGATACTATCGTCATTAGTTAGTGCGTCATCATTATCCATGAGTTCGTTGCATGACTCGCAATAGAGTGTGCAATCTGCACACACTATGTCGCCGTCAGACATTGTGCGTTGGTCATCTACATCAGAGATTATCCCTGAGCAGAACGCACAATTTATTGCAGCTTCATCAGACATAGGCTTACCTATCTCTATACTCTAGCGGGCTTTCCGCTAGTGTGGTTATCTATAATAGCATTAACAATCTTAGAACGCAATTCCTCGGTCTCTATCACTAGAACCTTGAAGTCGTTGCGCTGGTGTGTGTCTTGGGCTTGGCGTAGTGCCATGCGAATGACCTCGACCTCTCTAGGTGTCAGGTCTAACAGTAGATTATCGGACATTCTTACCGATAATCTCTCGAATTGTGTGCGAGATTTCCTCGTTAGCGTGGCGGTTTGCCATAGCCTTACGAAATGCGTCAAGCATTACGGCATTGAGTTTGTTATCGTGCATCATAGTAGCCCTCGTATCTGCGCAATCTGCGCTCTAATACATAGACCCTGCGAAACGCGATGATTAGCATAGTATTGCATGAGATTAACGCAATCAGTACGGCGAATAAATCGCCATTAGATAGCACCATTTCATGTCTCCATTCTAGTCAATTCATGCGGGTTTGCATGAGTGCCACGCTGGGTCATGAACCCTCGTAGCCTATCGCTAGGCGTGGCTAATCTTAATTCGCGTCTAGGTGTATTGAGCCCATTTCGCGCATGAGTTTATCCATGCGTTCTTGCAGCTCGATAGCCTTGTGGTCTTGTGGTCGTACGGCATGCGCTTGCTTGTGCTTGCGCTTGGTTTGTGGTGCATGTGGCTTACCCTTGCGAGCGCGTGGCTTGCGAGGTTTGGCGGGCGTGGCGGGAATTGTGAAAGTCTCGCCATTAGGTTTGGTTATTGTGACCTCACTAACGCCATGCTTAGATTGAACCCATGCGCGGGTTACTCTAGGCTTGCGTGGTGTGGTGGTGATTGAACCCATAATTTAATTACCCTTCTAGTCGGTTTGGCTTGCGTGGATAGGCGCAGGTTTCCCCACGCCTACCCGCGAACCCTTGTTGAACCCTACATAGGTTCAACTCGGTTTCGATTTATTTCAATTTATCGACTAGCGAAAATCATGCCTCCCGTTCGCCATTCTCGCGGGTTTCGGGTATCCTCAACCTTAGAGAAAATACAGACTAATTAGGTCTAATTTTCTAGGGCGGAAATCTCTCGATTTCCTTCCGACTGCCTTTCACTACCGAGTGAAACTAGGTACTAATCGGATACCCGATTTTCCACTAACTCGGTGAATGACGCTTGCTCACCCTTACAACACGAACAATAAACTAAGCCAAGCTGCAACACAAGCCCAAACAAGGGTTTTTGGAAAGTTTTTTTGTGATACTCGTCACACTTAGCTTGTGATTTGGGTCACACTTTCAACTTTCCCCGCGTGTCGGTTTGACTACTGCAGCTCGGAATGGTAGGCGATTACTAAACTAGGACAAAACGGACATTCCCTGCACCTACCATGAAACCGCCCGAATAGCCAGCATTTCCCCTTGTGATACTCGTCACACTCTCACAGTCGCAGCTAACCTGAGAGTTACCTGAGAGTTTCCTGAGAATTATTATAGTGCCCTCAAGTCTGAGAATTAACTGGGAGTTTCCTGAGAGTCTACTGGGTCGGGTGGATAGTCGGTATGTAGTTAAATCTATTTGTACCCTTATCTCTTTATCTATTTGTCGACAAATCGACATTATGACCCCATAACTTTAATTTTTGCTAGGCAGGGGGTGTATAGTATCTCCCTAAAAATTTCTGTTATATCATTATACCCCCTGCTAGATAGGTCAGTTACCCCCCTATATATAGCCCTGAACAGGGCTTATAAAAATATATTCACTTTGGTTGTTCGTTTTTACGATTTGAACAGGTTATCTTATATGTATAGAAATACATATTCGGAGTCGCTCCGTTAAGACTCCGCGACTCTTATATATTATATAATATATTATAATATGGGGAAGTTCTGCCGTTAATCGGCCAGCGTTAAATGACTGTAAATAGGGGACAAGCTGATGGGTAGAAAACCTGGGATTCAGAATATCCCTAAGCGCGAGGCGCAAGAAAAGGCCTTGCAGCAACTGAGCCAAGGTAGCACAATTACCCAGGCTATGGCCTCTGTAGGCCGCTCAGATGTGGCATTTCGCCAATGGTCAGCAACAGACCCTGAGTTCAAATCCCGTGCCGAGGCTGCTCGCCTCGAGGGTAAGGGTGTTAAGACTGACCTGAAGGAACTAGGGGATATTTCCTTTCCTGACTTCTCTGAGCAGTTCCTAGACACTAAACTCTTTGACCATCACTTTGACTGGATAGACCTGATTGAGGGCCGTGAGCCGCGCTGGTTAGACCCAGCCATGACCTACGAGCCAGGAGCTGCCAACCGTGTTCTTATTAACGTACCGCCTGAGCATGCTAAGAGTACAGTTATTACGATTAACTATGTCCTTTATAAGATTGTTACCAACCCCAATGCGCGGGTCATTATCGTATCTAAGACTCAGGGTATGGCTCGCAAATTCCTTGGCGCAATTAAAACAAGACTTTCCCACCCAGCCTTTACGAAACTTCAAGTAGCCTTTGGGCCTAACGGAGGATATAAGGCAGACTCAACACAATGGTCTGCCGATATGATTTACCTGGGTACAGGACGCGATTCTGGTGAGAAGGACCCTACGGTCCAAGCCCTAGGAATGGGCTCTCAGATTTACGGTGCTCGCGCTGACCTAATTATAATCGACGATGCTGTCATGGGCTCTAACGCTCACGAGTGGGAAAAGCAGCTCGAGTGGATTCAAAAAGAAGTTATTACCCGCCTTGGGCGACATGGTAAATTAATTATCGTTGGCACTCGAGTTGCACCAATTGACCTATACAAGATGCTCCGTGACCCTCAACAGTGGTCTGGTGGCAAATCACCCTTTACTTATTTTGCAATGCCTGCCGTACTTCAGTTTGACGAGAAGCCTGAAAGTTGGAAGACGCTGTGGCCTAAAACCACAATGCAGGAAAACGAGATTGACGAGCCTGATGAAACTGGTTTATATCCTAAGTGGGACGGACCCTCGCTCTTTACGCGCCGCTCTGAAGTTGCGGCATCTGTCTGGGCTATGGTCTACCAACAAGAAGACGTCCAGTCCGATTCCATATTCGCGCCAGCAGCAGTTGCAGGATGTGTTAACGGTATGCGAAAGCGTGGACCGCTTAAACCTGGTACTCCAGGACACCCACCCAAAGCAGGCTCAACCTACACAGTAATTGGTTTTGACCCTGCCGTATCTGGACGTTCAGCATTTGTAGCCGTAAGTCTTAATCGAGATGACGGTGCAATCTATGTACTTGACTGTGTCAACATGGCAGACCCTACTCCTCAAAAAGAGAACGCTCTAATTCGTGAGTGGGTCGAGAAGTACAACCCTCAAGAGTTTCGTGTAGAAATCAACGCACATCAGAAGTACTACGCTATGGACACTGACCTGCGTAACTATCTGGCTACCTACGGCTGCCAGTTAAACTCACACTTTACTGGTAAGAATAAGTGGGACACATCTTTTGGTGTAGCATCTATGTCTAGCCTTTTTGGTACTATACATGATGGTCGTTACCAAGACAATGGTTTAATCGAACTACCAAGTAATGAAGGTTCTGAGGGACTTAAGTCTCTTGTACAGCAACTCATTACTTGGAAGCCAGATACCAAGAACCCCACTGACTGCGTTATGGCTTTATGGTTTGCCATTATCCGTATACGTGAGATGATGCAACAAGGTACCAAGATAGGTCAGTACCAAAACAATCGGTGGGCAACTCGTGCTCAAATGAATCAACGCCTTGCAGTAAACCTCGATGAGATGTTTGCAGAGCAGTGGCAAGAAAACTTTGGATAAGGACAATAATGGCACTACCAATTGCAGCAATAGTAGCCGCGGCGAGATTAGCCC